GATGCCGCAATGAATATGAGCGACAAAAGCTACGAAGAAGCTAATCTAGCAGATGCTATCCGCTTTCAGATGAAGCGTGACAAGAAACGCTTCTGGGCTGGAGACAATATTAGCGATTATGTTAACGAAAGCAACAAAAATATTCTTATTAAAGAAGCTACAGATGCTTTTGAAAAAGTATTAGACGCACTTTTAATTGATCGTGAAAATGATCCGAATAGCCAAGGTACCGCCAAGCGGTTGGCTAAAATGTATTTTAATGAAATTATGGCTGGCCGCTATGAACCGGCGCCAGACTGTACAGCATTTCCCAACGATAGCGAGGATAGATATGAAGGTATGTTGGTTGTACGCAGTGAATTGCGTAGTATGTGTAGTCATCACCATCAGCCTGTCACTGGTGTTGCCTACATCGGAATCATTGCCGCACAAAAACTTATTGGCTTGTCAAAGTATACAAGAATCGCACAGTGGTGTGCACGCCGTGGGACATTACAAGAAGAATTGTGTAACGATATCGCAAAAGAAATTATGAAAGCGACCGGTAGTAAAGATGTAGGCGTTTATATCGAATGTGAGCATGGCTGTTGCATTAACAGAGGCATTATGGCTCATAGTTCGTTAACACAAACAGCAGTACTGCTTGGAGCATTTAATAGCGATATGGGTACTAAAAAAGAGTTTTACGATAATATTAAACTACAATCAAGAAACGGCAAATAATTATTTGCGACAGACGGTGGTATACTTATTGGGTAAATACATTTCTGGCATAGTCCTTTTATGTTAGAGTCGGTGGATGGTGAGACATCGCGATCGACACTTTTATTTAGCCATAATAGTTGATTTTCTTTTATTAAACTTGTATAATAATAATATGAATAAACTACAACAGGACTTTGCCCCAAGATGATTGACCAGATATTACACGAAATTTATGTTTATTGGATTATGTTTATCGCATTTATCCAATGGCTTTTTTCATAAGGAAATAAAATGAACGAAATAAACATTATAGCTGCTAAAGCTATCGAGCGGGCAAAAAATCTACAAGAGTTTGCTGTGTTCCGGGACATGGAAGAAATTGTGTTTTGTGGTGTGCCAATCCCTTATACATTAAACCATGTCATGGGCGAGCAAGTAGAAATAACTGTTCCGGCTATGAGCCAAGAAGAAGCCGAACAACGAGTTAACGATTGGCTTAAAGGACAACGAGTGTGATTATTGAATTAATCGGAACTTGGATGGTTATTGGATTTTTTAGTGCTATCGGTTGGAATGTAGCTGACGAGACAGTCAATAAGCCTATTATTGATCCTTGGCTAGAGAAAAAAATAGAGTCTAATAAGAAACCAGAAGTACCAATTAAACAAGATAAGTAACTTTAATATCAAACCAGCGGTCTTGGCGTCACTCCCGCTTTACAAACTCTGCCGCCTATGCTATAATTAACATAGGAGAAATAAATGGCAAACCAATCTAGGCAGTACAAATACACAAGTACCAAAGAATATCATGACGCATTTCCTTGCGCTTATCGTCAATGGAGGGCTGACAGCCACTGTAACTTAATTCATGGCTATTCATTTAGCATGAAATTTTACTTTGGCACCGACGATTTAGATGTGCGTAATTGGGCGGCTGATTACGGTGGACTAAAAGAACTTAAAGGTATCTTAGAAAGCCAATTTGACCATACATTACTAGTAGCCGAGGATGATCCTGAACTTGATTTCTATAAAGAAATGGAAAAGCGTAAATTGGCCAAACTAACTATTCTACCTAAACTAGGTTGCGAAGGTCTAGCAGATCAACTCTATAAGTATGTAAATGGTGTTTACATTCCTGACATGTGGGGACAGACTGAACACATGCGTCTATGGTGTTACAGAGTTGAAGTTCGCGAAACAATGAGTAATATGGCTTTCCGTGAAGGTCATCGTGAATGGAATGAGGATTTGTTCGAATGATGGATCTCGGAACAATAGAAAAAATAGCTCACAAAAAAAAGCGAGCCAAAAAAGTTAATGAAATTTTGGATATACTTCAGGAAGAATGTGCTGAAGTTATCCAGGCCATTAGCAAGTGTCGTAGATTCGGTATAGATGAAATACAGATTAAATCTGGGCAAACTCAACGCGAACAGTTAGTACAAGAAATAGGAGATGTTACCCTACTAATCGAATTACTTCATTCATATCAACTATTTACACAACAAGAATTGCGTACTGCTGAGCGAAACAAAGCTAATAAATTAACTAAATGGTCCACCATCTACGAAGTTTAAAAAATTATTAAGTACCTATATTATCCAGTAAATAGTGTTAACTGTACAAAGGATAATAATGGCAACATCTAGTAACGATTACAAAATAGCAGTTTTACTCCCAACAAGAGGCAGAACTTCGGCACTAAAACTTAGTATTATAAGTCTTTTTAATAGAGTGCTAAATTTAGAGGATGTTCAAATAGTATTAGGGTTTGATAATAATGATGAAGTTGGGTTAAAATACTTTAACGAATCAATTCAACCCTTAATGGAAGAAAAAGGAATCCACTATACTGTGATGGTTTTTGAACCTATGGGTTATATTGGATTAAATCGTTATTACAATGGATTAGCAGAACAAGCCTCAGCTGATTGGTTGTTTGTATGGAATGATGATGCCTTGATGGAAACTACCGGATGGGATAAAATTATTACTGATAAAACTGGTCAGTTCAAATTATTAAAAATCCATGTACATAGAGAACATCCGTATTCTATTTTCCCTATACTACCTAAAGCGTGGTATGACATATTTGGGTTTATGTCACGCCATCAGATGACTGATGCCGAACTTAGTCAAATTGCTTATATGTTAGATTTAATTGAAATCGTAGAAATTTATGCTACGCATGATAGGCATGATTTAACTGGTGGTAACGAAGATTTAACTTATAAAAATCGTGTTTTATTAGAGGGCAATCCTAATAACCCACAAGATTTCCATAATCCATCTTTTAGTAATGCTAGACTTGTAGATGCTGAAAAAATTAGTGACTATATGTCAGCTAATGGTCTGGATACTAGTTTTTGGACCAATGTTAAATTAGGCAAACAAGATCCATTTGAAAAAATGAAAAAGAACGATATTAATAAACAGATGAGACACGGGTAATGAGTAAGATTACTGAAAGCACACATTTAGATCGTTGTTTAATTACTGGCGAGTTTGTTACAAAAATTTTAGATTTAGGACAACATGCCTATGCCGATACTTTTATCGCGGAAAATCAACTCCATATGTCTGAGCCGGTGTTTCCGTTACAGCTATACTTAAATCCTAATTCAGGTCAAATACAACTAGGTTATGCTAGTGATGCCGAAGATCGTTATAACTTATACAGTTACAGTTATACATCTTCTAATTCAAAAACAGCCAGATTTCATTGGGACGAATATGCTACCACTATCAAAAACAAGTACAACACTAAGGGATTAGTTGTAGAAATTGGTAGTAATGATGCTTACTTAATCAAGCAATTTCAAGATAAAGACACTACAGTATTAGGTATTGATTCATCACAGACTATGTGTGACATAGCCAAAGAAAAAGGGGTCGAGTCTTTGGCTGCATTGTTTAACATTGATACGGCTGTTGAAGTAGCAGAAGACCACGGTAAAGCTTCAGTTATCATAGCTAATAATGTATTCAATCACGCTAACGATCCTGTTAATTTCGCGTCAGGGGTTGCTCAATTGTTAGACAAGGATGGTATATTTGTTTTTGAATTACCTTATTGGGCTAGCATGATTGACAGCGGCCGTTTTGTTGATATGGTATATCACGAGCATATTTCTTATTTTACTATTAAGAGTGCTTGGAATTTACTACAGCAAGTTGGATTAGATATTGTAGACTTTGATATAGTGGATTATCACGGCGGTAGTATCAGAGTAGTTGCCAAACATACCTCTAATAACGGTATGCCATTTTTAGTGCGCGGTGCTATCGATAATGAAACTGCTATGGGATTATTTGATCCTAAATTTTATGAACAATTACAAGATAAATTTATTAAACAACGAAATGAGTGGTTGCGTAAATTTTATCAACTTTTAGCCGACGAACCCGATGCTGTTATTATTGGTGTAGGAGCAGCAGCCAAAGCTAATACTTGGTTAAACTGGCACAAATTAGATGGTACAGTATTAAATTGTATTACCGATGCTAGCCAATTTAAACAAGGCAAATATACTCCATTAAGTCGTATTCCTATTTGCGACGATGATGAATTCGCCAAACACGAAAATCCATACGCATTAGTATTAAGTTGGAATATAGGCGAGTCACTAAGGCAAGCTCTATTAAGTATTAACCCTAAAACAAGGTTTATTTCACAATGAAACATTATAACATTTACGATAACAAAGAAACGGGATTAGGTCAACATACCGACGATCGCGGGTCCATTACAGACATATTTTATAAATCAAATATGAATCATGGTTGTATCATTACTAACGCCGCAGGTGCTGTGCGTGGTAATCACTATCATAAATTTACTACACAATATACCTATGTACTAGCAGGATCATTAAACTACTATACTAAACCGGTAGATAGTGACCAGCCTGCCGAGGTGTATGCCGCTGTGCCTGGCGATATGATTATTAGTACTCCTAATGAGATCCATACATTGGAATCAGGAAACGAGGGTAGTGTCTTTTTAGCGTTTGCTGAAGGTCCGCGCGGTGGTGAAGATTACGAAAATGATACATTTCGTGTAGATTCTATTATCCCATCGCATGTCTAAAAGAGTAGTTATATTTGGTGCTTCGGGCGGTATAGGCTCCGCTACTTACGAAGTATTTAAAAATGCTGGATATCTTGTTACTCCCATTGCCGGCAGACAAATTAATTTTGTTTACATGGCCAGTCATTCTGATGTAGACGATATATTAGAACAAGTAGAACCAGATATTATTATAAATTGTGTTGGGCATTTTGATAAAACCAATAAAGAAACCCATTGTAATACATTTGATGTTAATGTCGGGTCTAACTGGTCAATTATTCGACATTATATTAATAAACAAGTTAGCGATAAACCTATAAAAATTATTATGGTAGGATCGAGCGCATATAAATCTGGTCGCAAAGATTATATTTTATACACTGCCAGTAAAGCAGCACTATATAATGTATGGCAAGGTGCTTGCGAATATTTTAAAGATAGTAACATTACACTGGGATTAATTAATCCAGTAAGAACACGCACCAAGATGATCGATATCAAAACTTCGGCTATATGTTTGGAACCCGAAGATGTAGCACAAGAAATATTAAGTATGGCGTCAAACAAGAGTAATCAACTTGTTGATATGAACTATCCAGAGGAGAATTAAATGAAGATTGGGTTGATAGGTAAAGGTACAGTAGGTAAAGCGGTATATGAAGGATTAAATCATCTAGGACATCAAATGAGCTTTTTTGATCCAGCTTATGAAGGTTCAACTCTTAATGATGTATTAGGTTCAGAATGTGTATTCATTTGTGTGCCAACTAACCAAGCACCCAACGGTGATTGCGATACAAGTATTGTTGAAACGGTTGTTGGCGAATTAGATGCCGCCGGATACAAAGGTTTAGTAGGTCTTAAGAGTACTTGTGTTCCAGGTACTTGCGATAAGTTATCTGTTCAATATCCTAATTTGCGTATTTGTTCTGTTCCAGAATTCCTTCGTGCTAAAACAGCATTAGCTGACTTTATGTACAATCATGATTTGTTAGTAATTGGTAGTAACCGCGAAGAAGATTATATCATTGTCAAAGCTATCCACGGCAAATTACCACAAAATGTTGCTTGTGTTAAACCAGCAGAAGCAGAAGTTATCAAATACTTTAATAATGTAAATCATTCTGTACAAATTATTTTTGCTAATATTGCTTATGATGTATGTAAAGCTCTTGGAGTGGATTATAATAATGTCTACGAAGCTATTATTAAGCGCGAATGTTTTAATCCAGCATACTTAATGTGTAATGATAATTTACGCGGGTTTGGTGGACATTGCTTGCCCAAGGACACAAGTGCCTGGGCTAATTTAGTTAAGAATTTAGGTTTAGATTATTCTATGATTGATGCTGTACAAAAAGACAACGAAGGTTTATCTAAATGAGTAAAATTTTAATTACAGGTGCTAGCGGATTATTAGGCACAGAATTTTGCCGTCAACTTAAAGAAGCTGGGCACGAAGTATGGGCTATAGATAATCACAGTCGTAGTACAACTATCCCACCTTGCGATAAATGGATTAAGATGGACTTGCTTAACAGTGACTCATTTACTGGTTACGCGGACTTACCTACAGACTTTGATTACATTTATCACTATGGTGCTATTAATGGCACTACAAACTTTTACAAGATGCCTAACAAGGTATTAACTAACAACTTTATCTCCGACATTAACATTTTTGAATTTGCCGCTAAATGTACAAACTTAAAGCGGTTAGTATATGCTAGTTCAAGTGAAATAGTAGCCGACGATCCAACAAGTCCGGTTCCAGAAAACGCAGACGTTCTCATTAAAGATATACACAATGCCCGCTGGAGTTATCGTTTGGCTAAGATTACTAGTGAAAACTATTTGGCTAACTCAGACTTGCCCTATGTTATGATTCGTTACTTTAATGTATATGGCGAAAACTCAAAACAAGGACACTTCTTAGGTGATCAAATTAATAAGATTAAGAACGGTGTTTTCTCCGTAATTGGTCCGCAAGAAACTCGTTCATTTTGTCATGTTAGCGATGCTATTCGTGCTAGTATCTATGTAGCTGAAAATGTTAACCGCGAAGTAGTAAATGTAGGAAACGACCGTGAAATATCAATTGGCGAAGCAGTACAAGTTATTGCCAAAGTTATGGGTCATCCTAATCCAATATTTGAACAGTTGCCTAGTATGCCTGGTTCTGTAGCTAATCGTCGTCCAGACATTAGCAAATTGCGTTCCATTATGCCCGACTATGCTCCTATGAGTTTTGAGGACGGCATTCGGCAAATCCTCAGTTGACAAAATTCCTATAGATCGTGTATAATATCTAAATACACTACTCTATAGGAACACAATGAAAAAAGTATTTGTAAGTTGGCAAGATGTTGAGAACCATACTCAAGAAATTCTGCGCCAAATTCAACGCGATGCCTGGCTTCCAGATTATGTAGTTGGACTTACCCGCGGGGGACTAGTACCGGCTAATCTTATTAGCCAATATTTAGATATCCCAATGGAAACTCTTAAAGTAAGCCTGCGAGATGATAGTAGCCAACCCGAAAGTAACTTATGGATGGCCGAAGATGCTTTTGGTGACAATGAAAATGGCGGTAAGAAAATTCTTATTGTTGATGATATCAATGATACCGGAGCCACATTAAATTACATTAAACAAGACTGGCAAAGTAGTTGCTTGTCAAATGATGAGCGTTGGCTAAATGATGTTTGGGGCAACAATGTTCGTGTAGCTGTCCTGTTTGATAATGAAGCGAGCAAATCAGAGCTTGACATTAACTATTCTAGTGTTACAATAAACAAAGCTGAAGAAGATCAGTGGATTGTTTTTCCTTGGGAAGATTGGTGGAAATGAGTAAATTAAAAATAGCAGAATTATTTTATAGCATACAGGGTGAAGGTCGATATATGGGAGTCCCCTCAATCTTCTTACGCACATTTGGTTGCAATTTCAAGTGTCAGGGATTTGGTATGCCAAAAGGTCAACTAAGTCAAGAAGTAGAAGATATTGCTGAAGTTGTTCATATGTATAACAAATACGAAGAGTTGCCTCTTGTTAGCACAGGCTGTGACAGCTATGCTTCGTGGGATCCTAGATTCAAAGATTTATCGCCGTTATTAGAAACAGATCTAATTGCTGAACGCATTATGGAAATACTTCCATTTGGTCAATGGGGTACTGAACATTTAGTTATTACTGGTGGTGAACCTTTGTTAGGTTGGCAACGCAGTTATCCAGACTTATTAAAACATCCGCTTATGTCAACTTTGCGTGAGATTACATTTGAAACAAATGGTACTCAAAAATTAAGCGAAGATTTTAAAAACTTTTTAATTAACTGGCAATTAGACGGAGCAGGTAAACCTAGACAAGTTACATTCTCTGTTAGTGCTAAGTTAAGTTGTTCTGGTGAATTGCGAGAGGAAGCTATTAAACCAGAAGTTGTTTGTGATTATCAGGATGTAGGGTATACATATTTGAAATTTGTTGTGGCTACAGAAGAAGATGCCGAAGAAGCACTAACTGTAACACAAATTTATCAATCGGCTGGGTTTAAAGGTCCAGTATACTTAATGCCTGTTGGCGGAGTCGAAAGTGTGTATGCGCTAAACAATCGTCGTGTAGCTGAATTAGCTATGGCAAATGGCTTACGCTATAGTGATAGACTCCAAGTACCATTGTTTAAAAATGAGTGGGGTACTTAATTGTACCCAGGGTTCTTCTTTATGCCAATACCAGGACTTGTTATGCCAGACGACTATGACGATAAGAGATTTTTAAGCCAAGGATACAATCAACTTACATGGGCTTTATGGCCTAGACGTTGTCATGCTAGCGGTAAGTGGCTGTGGTTAACTCAGGCCTATCGTGCTATGTATGCTATCAGTGGTCCTGGCGATCCTGCTATATGGATTCGTTGGTATAGTCGTAAAGAAATGCTAGTATTAAAATTAAAAGGATGTTAAAATGCTGGAAAAATTAAAAGGTCTATTTAAAAAGAAAAAGATCGCAGAAGTAGCACAAGAGCAAGCTAAATCAGCTAAACAAATTGCTACCGAAAAAGGCGAGCCCTACTTTGAAATTTTAAGTATGGATATCAATCCTAACGATATTAATGCCGGCTCATTTGAGTTTGATTGGAATGATAAAATGATAGCAGATTTGGTTCGACATGGATATATGATGGATCAAAAAGATACCGATGCCGATATTATTGATCGCTGGTTTACTGCTGTTTGCCGTAATGTAGTATTGGAAACCGCAGAGCAATATGAAGCAATGTCTACCCGTGTTGTTAAATCACGCGATGTTGGAGACGGCAGGAGTGAAGTAAGTTGATCGAATTTACATTGCCTGGCAAATACATTACTGTAATTGAGTGTTGCGAGAAATACATTGGCCCAAAAAAATACAACTTAGATAATAAAGTAGTTGGTGAAGGATGGGAATTATCGCATAGTTTAAATTTAAGTGACGGATTCCGAGCTAAACTTAAAGTAGACGATGAGTTAATGGCTACATTTATTACTTTGAAACTAAGTGATACCAAATGATCTTTAATCATGTTCGCAGACTTACCGAAGAAGGTAAAAAGATTGGTATCACTTTTTCTACATTTGATATGTTGCACGCAGGGCATATTGCTATGCTTGCTGAAGCAAAAAATCATTGCGATTATTTAATTTGTGGGCTACAAACAGATCCTACTATCGACCGTCCCGATACTAAAAACAAACCAGTTCAAAGTATTGTAGAGCGTCAGATCCAATTGGCGGCTTGTCGGTATGTAGATGAAGTAGTAGTTTATCAAACTGAACAAGACTTAATTGACTTGTTATTAATACTACCTATTGACATTCGAGTGCTAGGTGTTGAATACGAAGATAAAGAATATACAGGTAAACAAGAATGTTGGACTCGTGGTATAGAATGTATATTCAACGGTAGAGATCATAGTTTCAGTTCCAGCAGTCTTCGCAAACGAGTAGCAGAAGCAGAAACATTTAAGGCGCTCAAAAAATGATGTTATATATAAATGGTGATAGTCATACCACTGCCGCCGAAGCAAACAATCAATATATAGTAGCCGGAGATGATCCAAAATATGTTCAATTAGGTCATTTACCTCACCCCGAAAATTTATCTGTAAGTTGGGGTAAGCTATTAAGTTTATCTCTTCGGGCCGGATTTCATTGTGCGGCCTTAGTGGACAATACCGTTGACCAAATTATACAAGATACGCAAGAGTGGATTCGAGATAAAGGCACAGCTGATTTTGTAATTATTCAGTGGCCATCCGAAATTGATAGCGAAGATAAAATTTGGGACTTTCACCAAGAGTTGCTAGAACAAAATATTAAACATATATTTTTTAATAGTAACCAAATTCAACCGATTAACTCAGATCGTGATTGGGATAATTGTTTAATAAATGATTCATATGAAACTTCTATCCAATCTGCTAAAATTGATACCGTATCTCCAAATTCCAAACATTTTGGAGCAGATGGCCATGTCTTTTGGAATCGATTGTTATTAAATTACATCATAAAACACAAATTCATTTGACATTTAATATAAGCTCTGTTATACTGTTTGTATGAAATATGTCCTTATAGATACCGCTAATCTTTTCTTTAGAGCTCGGCATGGAGCATTCCGTGCTAGTGACACTTGGGAAAAGGTAGGATTTGCACTCCATGTTACTTTAATGGCTGCCAATAAAATGGCCCGTAGATTTGAAGCAAATCATGTGGTTTTTGCGCTAGAAGGGCGTAGTTGGCGCAAAGACTTTTATAAGCCCTATAAAGCCAATCGTGTTGTAGCTAGACAAGCCCTTACAGAAACAGAAGCAGAAGAAGATAAAATGTTTTGGGAAACTTATGATTCCTTGACTAAATACTTGTCTGAAAAGACCAATTGTAGTGTAATACAATGCCCGACAGCAGAGGGTGATGATATTATAGCTCGTTGGATAGCGTTACATCCACAAGACGAACACGTCATTATTAGCAGCGATACCGATTTTGTTCAATTATTAGCAAAAAATGTCAAACAGTATAATGGAATTACCGACGAATTACACACCGTAGAAGGAATCTTTGATGCTAAGGGCAAACAAGTCATTGATAAGAAAACTAAAGAACCAAAAACAATTCCGAATCCAGAGTGGTTACTTTTTGAAAAATGTATGCGTGGCGATTCGTCAGATAATGTTTTTTCGGCATTTCCCGGTGTCAGAACAAAGGGCACTAAAAATAAAGTTGGTCTCACTGAGGCATTTGAAGATAGACAGAAACAAGGATTTAACTGGAATAACATGATGTTACAGCGTTGGACAGATCCAGATGGAGTAGAACATAGAGTATTAGATGACTATGTGCGTAATGTAACTTTAGTAGATTTAACAGCACAACCGGAAGAAGTAAAAGCAGTCGTAGATGCTACTATCCGTGAACAGATTAGTCATAAAGATGTTGGCCAAGTTGGTGTTAGGTTTTTACAATTCTGTGGCAAATATGAATTGAATAAGTGTAGCGAATCAGCCGAAACATTTGGTAGTTGGTTAAATGAAACTTACAAAGGTGTATTAAATGGGTAAGGATATATTTTGGATTACAGTAGCATCCGCTATCGTTATTGCTCTATGGATGTTAGCTGTGTGGCCAAATAATACTACTAAAGTAGTAACATATGACTGCCGTATGTTAATCGGCGGATGGCACCCAGACTTTCCAGCCAAGGTCATAGAAGAATGTAAACAAAGGAGTAGCAAATGAGTTTAGTAGCTAAACCAGTAATTGATAAACAATTTTGGATCTTACAAAGAGATAATAATAAGATTGGTAACATCGAAGCTTGTGATGGCGGGTATCAAGTCAAAATTAATAATCAAGTAGTAGCACAATATAAAACTATTAAATTAGTCGAAAGAAATATTAATGTTCATTTCGAAACAGTTCCTAAACCTGTTAAGAAAAAGGCTACTAACATAGTACATGGATATCCAGCAGCGGGTCGTGTACATAATCCTATGTGGGACGTCCCGCAAAAATTGCCAGTCTATACTAAGACAAAGAAAAGTAAATCATGGTATGCGGCTGGTTGGTATACCGTTAGACAAGGGCGCCACTGGCAAGCTCAACAAGATCCTAAATTAATCGTACTACAACGCTACCCTTACAAGGGACCATTCCTAACTGAAGAAGAGGCACAACCTAAATGACAAATCCATTCCGCGATCAAGATAAATTCATGACAGCCTGTGAGCAAACAATCTCTGGCATGAACGATGAGCAATTTAAAATGTA